GTCGAGCCGGCATGGGAAGGTGATGATAACCTTGAAATAGGTATTAGACAAGGGCTAGCGTTTCGGATACTCCGGACCATACCCAAAAACGACAATGATATTGAGATTGCAAACATTGTGGCGCGTTACGAGGACGAAGAAAAGGCCGATGCGGTTGTAATTGATGGCGGTTATGGGACCGGGATAATCAGCGCCGGCAGAACAATGGGGAGAAATTGGCTTATTGTTTGGTATTCCGGTAAGTCTCCCGATCCGGGTTATCTCAACATGAGGGCTTACATGTGGGGGAAGATGAAGGAGTGGCTTAAATCCGGGGGAGCTATTCCGGAGATACAACAGCTTTATGACGATTTAATCGGTCCCGAAACAGTTCCGAGGATGGACGGCAAAATACAACTTGAGGCCAAAAAGGACATGAAAGCCAGGGGCTTACCGTCGCCGAATAAAGGGGACTGTCTAGCTCAAACATTCGCTTTCAATATCCAAAAAAAGAACAGGAACGCGGGACCGGGTGGTCTAGAATTTTGTAACAACGGTCAAAAATATAATCCTTTTAAGAGGTGATTAATATGGGATGGGTAGCCCCCGTTGTGATGGCAGCAAGCGCAGCGTATAGCGCGCATGAAACTCACGAAGCAAGAAAAGAACAAGAAGCGGCTATTAAAAAACAAGAAGCGGCTATTAAAAAACAAGAAGCGGAAGCCGCGACCGCTAAACAACAAGCAGAAGCTGCGGCAGAAAAGAAACGCCGAGAGGGATTAATGCGTCGAGGAATGATGTCGACCATTCACACTTCCCCTTTCGGGGTAAATACTCCGGCAACAACGACCAAAAAAACACTTTTAGGACAGTAGGTGGGGCCAATGCAGGGAATGGATAGAAAACCATTTGAACGGACCTTCGCATCTCTAAAAGCTGAGTTCGACAAATGGAAACCAACATTTTTAGAATTATCAAAATACATAGACCCCGAAAGGGGTTTTTTTGATGGCCAAACCCCGAACGATCCGAAGGGGATTGATTATAAGGTTCTTTTGGATTCAACTCCAACAAAAGCAGCCCAAATCCTTGCGGCAGGAATGCGCGGAGGGTTAACCTCTCCCGCGCTGCCTTGGTTTAAGTTGGGAGTGTCAGACCCGGATCTTTCGGAATTTGAAGCTGTCAGAATGTATCTGGACCGGGTACAGCAGATTCTGTTTGCGATATTTGCCAAGTCAAACTTTTATGACATGATTTATTCTGTTTACGAGGAATTAGGCGTTTTTAATACGGCGGCCGCAATTATCGAAGAAGATATGAAAACCGTTATTCGTGGCAGATGTTTTACTGCCGGAGAATATTTCCTTGGAACCGGACCGGATGGCAGGGTTAATCAGTTTGCCAGAAGCATTTACATGACCGCATTACAAATGGTTCAAAAATTCGGAGAAGAAAACGTTAGCAACGATGTTAAACGAGCATACGAAAGAAACGACCTTAAAACCTCATTCCAGGTCTATCATCTTATTGAGGAAAACGACGACCGAATCCCAGGCAGAAAAGGTTTTATGAATATGCCTTATCGTTCGGTATATTGGCAACCCGGTAGCACGGCAGATACCTATTTAAGAATAGGCGGTTATGAAGAATTCCCGGTTATCGCTCCCCGGTGGAATGTCATTGCAAACGATATTTACGGCAAAAACGGGCCGGGAAGATTGGCGCTTGGCGATTCCAAAGAACTCCAGGAAGCCGAACGGCAATACATGGAGGCGCAGGACAAAGTTATTAATCCGCCGGTACAGAAACCAGCAACCTTACAAAGTCAAACAGTCAACCATTTACCGGGCGGAGTTACAACTTACGGAGATACCGCAGATCAAACAATAAAACCTTTATATCAAATCAATCCTCAGATTGAAGCTGCACAAGCTAGAGTTCAACAACTTGAAAACAGAATCAAGGAAGCATTTTTCACAGACTTATTTTTAATGCTTCAATCGACCGCCGATGACCCAAGGAAAACAGCGACGGAGATTATAGAGCTGAAGCAAGAAAAGATGCAGATTCTTGGTCCGGTGCTTGAACGGCTGTTTACCGAGGCGTTAAACCCAGCAATTGAAAGGACTTTTAATATTGCCAATCGTGCCGGATTACTTCCGGAACCGCCGGAGGAAATCCAAGGTATGGATATGAAAGTCGAATTTATTTCAATCCTTGCCCAGGCTCAAAAGGCGGCTGGAATCACAACTATTCAACAGACGGCAACCTACGTGGCTTCATTAGCGCCGATATTCCCGGAAATTGTAGACAAGTTCGACGCCGATGAATCAGTAGATCAGATTGCGAATATGAACGGGACACCGCCGAAGGTTGTTCGGAGTGATGATGATGTCGCAAAGATTCGTCAACAGCGACAACAACAGCAGGCGGCAATGGCCCAGATGGAAACCATGGGAGCGGCAGCGCAGAGCGCTAAGGTGCTTTCCGAAACCGACTTAGGTAACGATAACGCCTTAACCGCTTTGTTGGGGGGTGGTGGTTGATTGTGAGACCCACTTCCGAGGAGGTAATTAAAAAGCAGCAGGAGCGCGATAAAAAACGAATAGAGCGCAGGAAAAACGACCTCCGGAAGATTTTATCAATCCCCGAAGGTCGGCGTTTTTATTGGGAGTTGTTAACAAAAGCCGGTGTGTTTCGTACTTCGTTCACCGGGACAAGCACTACTTACTTTAACGAAGGTAAACGCGAGATAGGCTTGCAACTACTTGCGGAACTAATGGAAGTCAAGCCCGAAGCATTTACCCAAATGCAACGGGAATATAAGAGCTTACAAAAGGAAGAAAATAAGGAGGTTTAATCATGTCTGAAACTTTACTGGGCCAACAGGTTAACACCGAAACGGCCGCAGAGGAAACCAAAGAAACTCAGTCAACCGAGGAGTCAACAACCGAGCAATCCACGGAAACTAAAACCGAGGAAACCAAAGTTGAAGAGTCTAAGGAAGAAAAGACCGAGGAACAGAAAGACGAAAAACCCGAAGGCGCTCCTGAAAAATACGAGCTAACCGTTCCTGAAGGATTGACTCTTAATGAGGCCGGACTGGAAAAAGTATCGGGCTTATTTAAGGAGCTTAACTTGACGAACGAACAGGCTCAGCAGCTAATTAATGCCGAAGGGGAACACATCAAAGAGTTAGTCCAAAAACAAAACGAAGCATGGCAACAAACAGTAGACGGCTGGAAAGAAGACACCACTAAGGAGTTCGGTACCAAACTCCAAGAGGAACTTTCCAACGTCGCAAGAGTATTTAACCAATTTGCTACTCCGGAGGAAGCACAGGCTTTAAAAGAGGATCTAGAATGGTCCGGACTAGGCAACAAGAAAGAATGGGTTAGGTTTTTAAGTAAGATTGGAAAGCAACTGGCAGAGGATAGGCTGGCGGAAGCGCAACCAACTCAACCAAAAAAATCAATTGCAGAAGTTTTATATCCCAATAATCCCTAAACAGGGATTTTTTTATTATCAAAAATCGAAAGGAATGATTATAAATGGCTGAATTAACCGATATGTATCCAACCCTATTAGATATTGCAAGACGAAAAGATCCTAATGGGAAAGTGGACAAAATCGCCGAAATGATGACCCAAACCAATGAAATCCTTTTGGATATGCCTTTTTATGAAGGCAACTTGGAAACCGGGCATAAGTCAACCATCAGAACCGGGCTACCTTCCGGAACCTGGAGAAAATTATATGGTGGAGTATTACCGGGGAAATCAACCACCACCCAAGTAACCGACACTTGCGGCATGTTAGAAAACTATGCGGAAATTGATAAAGATTTGGCGGAACTAAACGGAAACGCCGGAGCGTTTCGCGCTAGTGAGGACCGGGCATTCATCGAAGGCATGAATCAACAGATGGCCGAAACTCTGATTTACGGCGACACCGACGTTAACCCCGAAAGATTTTTAGGATTGGCTCCAAGATATAACACGATTTCAACTGACGAAACCAATATTGGTTTTAATGTTATTAACGGCGGTGGTTCTGACTCTGACAATACCAGCTTATGGCTAGTTGTTTGGGGTCCCGATACCGTTTTTGGAATTTACCCCAAAGGCTCCAAGGCCGGGTTACAGCATAAGGATTTGGGCGAACAAACCAAAACTCTTACCGACGGTTCGATGTATCAAGTGCTACGCGCTCATTACCAGTGGAAGAATGGTTTGGTAGTAAAAGATTGGCGGTATATCGTTCGTATTGCCAATCTCGACAAGTCGGCAATGGCAACCGCAGGAGAACAAACCGATACCGCTCCAAACCTGATTAATCGCATGATTGATGCTATCGAGCGTATTCCGAACTTTGGCATGGGGAAAGCGGTATTTTACGGCAATCGTTACGCCAAATCCTGTTTGCGAAAACAATTAAAAAACTGCGCCGAACTCAACCTGGAAGATGTAATGGGAGCCGGTGGAATCGTTCGGAAAGAACTAACCTTCGGCGGTATTCCAATTCGCAGGGTTGATCAGATTTTAAACAATGAATCGGTTATATCTTCTTCTTAAAGGGGGCGGGTGAAAATGGCAACTAATAAAAACATACTAAATTTAAGCTTGTCCGCCATGAAGATCGCCTTACAGCAATGGATGGGAAGTCACAAACATGACGGGATCGATTCAACGCTTGTAAACGCAGGCGCTCCTGCCGCCGGAGCTTTGGCGGCTTCTGTAGACGGTCGAGCGATTATGGCAAATAACTACTTTGATGCCGCAACGGCATCGGCAAAAGTAGCAAATGACGCATTAACCAATGCTTTTTGTGATGCTAAATTTGCAGCAAAAGCATTTGCGGCCGATACCGCTAGCCGCGCCATATTTGAAGATGGTATCTGGACTTTAGCTAAGTTGGCAGCGACCGCCAAATACCAAACGATCCTTTACAATGTTGAGAGTGTAGGTTCCGGCGGGAGTATATCGGCGAGACCGCTATATTTTGTCCCAACGGGTTTAACCGCTACCTTGATCAGCGCCGATATTATTCCAATCGGAAGTGCGACGGGCATCGGCGGATCTACGACTTCCGTCTGGACCCTTACCGACGGAACTAATACTATAGTAACCGAAACCTTTAATGGTAATCCTGATTTTCCGGATGATAAAGTTATTGCAAACCTGGGGGAACTTGATGAAGCTCATAAGGTTTTGGTGGCCAACGAACAATTACGTTTATCAGTAACAAACGGGTCGAATGTGATAACTCCGCCGGTGTTGCTACAAGTAACCTATGTTTTAGCTGATGCTGCTGAATAAATAATAAGGAGATGAAATTATAATGATTATTGATAAACTGTTAGAATTTTCAACCGCCCAGGCTTTAACCGAGAGTGCTGCTTCCGAAGATCACGTTGATACCTTGGCCGCTGGTAGCGCATATGGAAACGAGCTTTGGTTAGTCGTTAGAGTTGGG